AAAGTTAAAGAAGGTATTACAAATGCCGCTAATTTTGTCAAAGAGAAAGCTCCGGAATGGCTTAGTGCTGGTAAAGATCTTGTTCAGGGATTAATTGACGGCGCTGGCGAGAAGATCGGAGAAGTTGGCACAAAAGCTAAAGAAATAGGCAAGAAAGCTCTAGATTCTATTAAGAACTTCCTTGGAATCAAATCTCCTTCTACGGCTTTTAAGGAAGTTGGTAACAACGCAGGCCAGGGTCTTATTGACGGTGTTGATGAGAAAGGCGGCGAGGTCGAATCGTCGTCTCAGGGTCTTGGTGGAAAACTTCTTAGTGGTATTACTGACGCATTGTCTTCTCTTGGAGATAAGGTGTCATCTATATTTGGTAATACAAAGGATACTGTCGAATCTGAGGGTTCTGAAATCGCAGAAGCTGGTGCTGATTCGATGTCTCAGTTTGCTGCTGGCGTGGATTCTGGAATGAGTGCAGTTGGTCCTGCTGTTGAGAAAGGGCTTGGGCAAATGCTCACTGCCATAAAGTCTATGAATTCAAAATGGCAGGGTGAAGGAAAGAAACTCGGTGAATCTTTAGCTACTGGCGTAAGTAAAGCTGGCACCAGAACTCGTAAAGCTGGGAAAGACGTTGCCAAGAAGGGCGCTGAAGGAGCTAAATCTAATAAAGATAAGTGGAGAGATGTTGGTAAAGCCTTAGCCGAAGGTCTGGCTAAAGGTATTAGAGATAAAAGCAGTTATGTATCCAGAGTTGCAAAGGATATTATCGAAAAGGCGAATAAAGCAGCCAGAGATAAGGCTAAAGTTAATTCGCCTTCGAAATTGTTTGCGTTGATTGGCGAAGCTATTGACGAAGGTCTGGTTAAAGGCATGGTTGACAAGGAACCTCTTGTGATTAGGCAAAGCAGACTACTTGTTGACAATATGGCAAAAGGATCGGCAAAGGCTTTGGATACCGTTGCAGAACTTATGAATTCGAACATGATTGACGATCCTGTGATTAAACCGGTTCTCGATTTGTCGGATTTCCAAAATGGTTCAAATAGATTATATTCCATGATGTCTGATATGGATCGATATTCGCTTCACGGGAATGTCGAACTCGCTACTAATACTGCTTTTAGTGTCGGTAGAGAAAGACAGAGTAGTCGTGATAGAGATGACGATATTTTGTCAGCTCTTATTGACGGTCTTAAAGAACTTAAGAAACAAAATGACTATCGCGGTGGTAATACTTATATTATTGATGGTATTACGTATGACGATGGAAGCAATGTATCTAGTGCAGTAGGAGCCCTCATCAGAGCTGCTAAAATTGGAGGTAGAGCGTAGTGGCTACGGCGATTCCAACAAAAGACATAACATTAGATCATGAAGCAGGTACTGACAGAAGCGTATTTGCTGTTTGGACATGGTCAAAAGAATCAACCACCGACCACTACGAGGTTTGGTGGGAATACTCTACTGCTAATAAAGGAGTTTGGTTTACTGGTTCAGAATCTTCTGAAAACCATAAAATTTCTCAGTATTCTTATCCAGACAATGCTACAAGTGTACGTTTTCGAGTAAAACCTGTTGCAAAAAACAAGTCTAATAGCGAAACCCCGGAATGGACCGCTACCTGGTCTGGAGTTGTTAATTACACGGTTCCAAAGAACAACGCTATAAAAGCTCTTAAGTATCCAAAAGCAGTAAAAGATTTGAAAGTGATTTTGGAACCGGGTACCGATGCAACTTACCGTGCTAGGTGTACTTGGGATTTAGCAAATACTGAATTTGTGGCAGCACGTTGGATGTACCGTGCTGGCAAAGAATGGTTCTTTGGAACAACTGAAGAAGTAACCGATTATTACGTTGAACAAGATTCGAAGAAAGTAAATCATAATAAATGGACGTCTACTTGGACAGCGCCGGCAAATGCAACGCGCATTCGTTGCCAAGTACGGCCGATGTCAACAATTGCATATGAGACGGATGAAGTAACAACATATTATTGGTCGACGCCATGGTCTGAATGGTCAGCTAAAGATGTTTCTTCTGGTGGATCAGAACCAACGACTGACGCTCCTAGTAAATTAAAAATAGATGTTGAAAACGGTACCGAAAGGACTCTGCTTGCTACTTGGTCTTGGAACAAATCAAAGACCGATCATTATTTTGTACATTGGCAGTATTCTGCAGGAAACGTTGATCAACAGGGGAAAATAGTATGGGAAGAAGGACAAACTAGTGACGTTACTGTAAAGAACTCGTCGTGGACCCCTCCAGAGCAAGCAATAAAAGTTCGTTTCTGGGTAAAAGCTTATGCTCAGTCAGGAGCGTCTTGGTCTGAAAGTAAAAATTCAACAGTTCTAACTTACAGCAAACTTACGCCTCCGGTTGTCGGCGCTATTAAATCACGTTCAATAAAAGTCACTAATGAGAGACGAAGCGAAAACAGTGTGATCGCTAGCTGGTTATGGAGTAAACACTCCCAAACTGACCATTACGAAGTCGAATGGCAGTGGTCGGCAGGGGATCAGAATGAAAATAAAGAGTTTGTGTATCACACAGATGCAAGCACAACTACTGATACATCGTCTTTATATTCTCCAAGAAGCAACGCAACCAGAGTTCAGGTAAGAGTAAAACCTATAGCGAAGTCAAACGAATTTACTGCTCCTTGGTCTAAATTTGTAGGTTTTACATTTTCTGAAGCTAGCAAAACTGTAACCAAGTCTAATAAAAATGTAAGAGATATTTCTTTAACGTTGGAGGCTGGATCTGATAGAAACCTTATTGCGCAGTGGGTTTGGACAGAAAACAATACCGCTTCATACAACGTTTCTTGGCAGTATAGCACTAGGCAAGGTATATGGTTCTATGGAAAACGCAACGAGAGCGTAGACCATTTGTATGACACCTATACTGCTCCAGCTAATGCTACGAGGGTTCGGTTTTACGTAAGGCCAATAGCCAAGACAAAGAAAGTCCAGGGTATAGATACACCGTATTGGACAGCCAATACTTCTAAGACAAAATATTACAGCTTTATAGACACTGGCGAACCGCAGAAAGCACCGACACCGGCTGTCGTTTTAGATGGGCAAAAACTAACAGCAGAAGTTTCAATCTATGATGAACTTGCCGATGCTGTTGAGTTCGAAATAGTGGCTGACGATAGTCTGTCAAAAGGACTGTATAGAAGTAAAGTAATAACTAATCATGCCGCAATTAGCTACAATGCAACCATTGGTAGCGCATATAAAGTCAGAGCAAGAGCAATCAATTTTATAAAATTGAAAACTACCGACAACGATTTTGATACAGCTTTTGCTGACATAAAAAATGCCAATGTACAACGTGGTGAGTGGTCAGAGTTTACAGAAAACTTTTCAACTATACCGGCTGCTCCAGAATCTATTTTATGGCATAAAGCGACTTCTACAACCGAAATCCAATTGGCGTGGTCTGAAGTTCCAAACGTTTCTAACTATAAAATAGAATACACAACCAATAAAGACTACTTTGATCATTCTGATCAGGTACAAAGAAAAGATGCAGTCGGTGCTACTAGCTGGACAATCGACGGTTTAGAGCCCGGCAATACCTATTTCTTCAGAGTTTGTGCTGTGAACGACGTAGGACAGTCAAGTTGGACGCCAAACTATGCTGATAACAAAAGCTATTCGGCGGTTCTTGGTACTCGTCCTAATGCTCCGACAACTTGGTCCGATACGACGTCCGCTATTATTGGCGAAGACTTATATTTGTATTGGACTCACAACTCTGAAGATGAAAGTGCCCAGTCAGACGCTGAAGTAAGGCTTATCATCAACAACGAAGATCCGATATTTGTTGAACCTACTGTCCTGACCGACGGAAGCTTGCCTAGCTATTATGTTTTTAATACCGAAAACGAGCTCGGCGGAATAAATCGTGATTATGGAACAGTAACAGATTCGGAGTCTGATCCGATACTTGACGACTCTGAAGAAGAGATAACTGGTGCTTCTGAAGTAACATATAGCGGTTTCGAAGGCGCTGTGATTATATGGCAAGTTCGAACAAAAGGTATTCTTCCTGGGGATGAAGGATGGTCCGATTGGTCTACTGCTAGAACCCTTATTGTGTATGCTCAGCCTACGTTGTCGTTATATGTTGGCAATAATCCTGAGCATATCGATAAGATGTATGAGTTAAACAGATATCCGCTTCTTATTTATGCAGAGGCGTTCCCGGCGGTCCAGCATGTTATCGGTTTTAACGTAAGCATTATAGCAAACGAGTCTTACGAGACAAGAGACTACCGCGGTAATCGCATGTCCATAAGAGATCAGCAGACAGTATTTCAGCAATACTATCCAGCTACTAACGGTAACATACTTGATATTTCCTTGACTGCTGGAGATATGAGCCTTGACAATGAGATAACATACACTGTGCTAGTTACAGCGGCTATGGATTCTAGTTTAACTGCTGATAACAACTGGACGTTTGTGGCTCGATGGGACGGCGATGTTCTTGTTCCAGACGCAGAAGTAACTATCAATACGGATAGATTGTCCGCTTATATTCGTCCGTTCTGCAACGATGAAGATGGCGAACTGATTGACGATGTTTACCTAGCTGTTTACAGAATTGAATACGACGGACGGCTTGTTGAGCTTGCTTCGAATCTACCTAATGGCGAAATCACGATCACAGACCCGCATCCAAGTCTTAACTACGCCAGATACAGAGTTACAGCAACGTACGAAGCAACCGGCATCATGGGCTTCCGTGATATTCCAGGAGTCTTTGTCGGTGAGACCGGCATTGTTGTTCAGTGGGATGAGGAATGGAATCCGTTCTTCACAAATGATGGTGCTTATGAGGACGAGCTTGTCGAAACCACAGATCGAGGGTCAATCCTGAAGCTTCCTTATAATATAGAAGTTTCTGACTCGAATGACATGGATGTGGCTTTGAACGAGTACATCGGAAGAGCGCATCCTGTAAGTTACTATGGTACTCAGCTCGGCGTTAAAGGCAGTTGGCAAGGTACCATCAGACGAGATGATGTCGAAACTATTTACGGATTGCGCAGACTTGCAGTATATCGAGGCGATGTATATGTCAGAGAACCGTCTGGCGTTGGCTATTGGGCTAACGTGAATGTGTCGTTTAGCAAGAGATACAACGAGATGGTGATACCAGTAACGTTGAATGTCACTAGAGTGGAAGGAGGGATCTGATTGATAGACTGGACTAAGTCGATGAGACAGACGTTTGAGTATTATATTGTCGATCCTGCAACCTGGGCAAACAAAGATACTGTCGACTTCGTTACCAGTTCTACAGTTAAGAGAGATTTGAAAAGTGACACTCTTGGCAGTGCTCAGATTGATTGCGATCAGGTACTGCCGGAGTGTTATATTCGCATCTATCTTATTGCAGAGCAGGGTCTTGAGACACATAGAGAATGTCTTGGCACATGGCTTTGTCAGACTCCAGGTGTTTCATTTGACGGACGGGTTAGCAAATCTTCTATTGACGCCTATACGCCACTCATCGAGCTTAAAGAAAATCCACCGCCAATAGGATATTTTCTTGCAGGCGGAACAAACATTGTAGACATGGCATACCGTATCACAAGGGAGAATGTCAGAGCTCCTGTTGTTAAGAGTACTGGGACTGTAACACTTTCTGACGGCTTTGTCTCGGAGCTTAGCGACACATGGTTCACTTTCCTTACCGACTTGCTAGCGTATGGCAACTATCGGTACGACCTGGATGAACTTAGTCGAATTATATTTGCTCCGAATCAGGACCTAAATTCTCTTCAGCCTCGTTGGACTTACGATGATGGCAACAGTTCAATCTTGTTTCCTGATGTGGACTTGGACAGGGATTTGTATGGGATTCCAAATGTGCTGGAAGTTGTGTTCTCTATGGACCACCATGTTTTCTATTCCCGAGTAGTAAACGACGATCCGAACAGCCCGATTTCTACTGTTCAAAGAGGTAGAGAAGTTGTTTCTAGAATCACCGATCCAGAGATAATAGGAGCTCCTGAGAAAAGCAGGCACATGTCTGAGGGGGAGATCGAAGCATTTCAGACGGTCCTCGACAATTATGCTCGTCAGGAACTTCGTAATATGTCGTCTCTTGAGTACACACTGACATATTCTCATGGCTATAACAACGTAAGACCTGGCGATTGCGTCTTGTTCGATTACAAGCGGTCCGGTTTAGAGAAAGTTAAAGCTAAAGTTATATCTCAGTCCATCAAATGCCAGACCGGATGCGTCGTAGAAGAAACTGCCGTATACACTACTAACTTGTGGGGGTGATATTTTGGAATTATCTGATAAGCTCCTGAGGTCCTTTGCCGAAGTCATCAGGTCTAATAAGCCAAAAGAAAAGAAACAGAACCCCACAGTTATGGGTACTGTAGTTAAAAACGGCGTTAACATAGGCGTAATAATCGATGGCTCTACTATTACTACGCCAGCTAAGACTCTTGTTGGGGTCGAGGATGGTGACCGTGTTGACGTAGTAATCCAGAATCACAAGGCAGTCATAACCGGAAACCACACTAACAACGCCATCACTCGTTTCGGAGATGTCTACATCACAATGAGTCAGGATGGAGTTATTGTGGGTAAGCTAAACGACCAAGAACAGCCTACTGGGGCTTCAATTCTGATTGACCCTACTACAGGTGTGTTCCGGGTTGTCGATGCTGATGGCTACAGACTTGCTGAGTTTGGAACTACTGCTCAGATTGGTAGAGATGATATGCCTCATTCGGTCACAACAGTCGAGGACTTTCGGATAGTAGATGCTAGCAGGAAAGTCCTTGCCGTGCTTGGACCATCGTCAAAGGTTAAAGCCCTTGACATTGAGCCTGATGAGGGCGAGTATGCAATACTAAACGTTACCGCTAAAGATGATCAGGGCAATGTGGCAGTGTCCGGACGACTTACATCGGCTATAGGTACAAGAAGATTTGGCCTATACGACAACCTGCAAGAAGCATGGCTGTTATATTCTGATCAGAGCGGTAACATCTACAACCGGACTACTCCTATACAACTGTATTCCGGTAGTGCTACACCGGCACAGGTCAGTGACACAGAGACTTACACAAATGTGAACGTCTCGAACTTGTCACGGTGGAATGTTATATTTGCCAGAGCCAGAGTTGGTGGAACATACCAGAATCTGACTTTTGTTAGGGGTATGCCAACAGAGTTGTTCTTAACACATTACAATAACGGTCGTCTGATTAGAGGCGGATTTAAAGTAGACTGGACAAACAACCGGATGCAGTTACGCTGTGTTTCGGGTAATTCAGATGACTACCAATATGTAATTTTATATTCTGTATATGGAATTGTTTCAAATTAAGGAGTTAACATGTCAAAAATTACAGAATACGCATTAGCTACACGTTTTGAATCGAACGATGTACTGATAAAGGATGGAAGCGCTGGAACGAAGATTATAAAAGCTTCTGATGCCGCTAAAGAATTTGCCGGACTGGTTTCCCCTATTCAGCATCGAAACGTGTATCGTGGCAAGAATCTCGGAAACGTTATCACAGAAGCACAGCGGGCTGCTATTCATAATGCGACTTTTGACGATCTGTTTATTGGCGACTATTGGACAATAAACAATCATAAATATGTGATCGCAGATATGAACTACTGGAAAGGCAGATACGATAAGTTGACTGCTGGTGAAGGCGAAGATCCGATTTTGTCTGTTGACAAAAACCATCTGGTTATGATTGCTATGTCGCCTGGAGCAGCAAAGATGAATGATACTAATATCACCGAAGGTGCGTATTTAGGATCAAAAATGTATACCGAGAATCTCGCTCCTATCAGAGAAACAATCGCCGAAGACTTTGGCAATCTTGTTGTCTACCATAGAGAATGCTTTTCGAATGCTGTCGATCAGGAAACACACGTTCCTTCAAACCATATTTGGGTTGACTCTTACGCTGATCTGTTGAATGAGGCAATGGTATATGGCGCGTTTGTACATTCTCCGATTGTGACTAATGGTTATAATCATGACCATATAACTATCGACCGCGAACAGTTAGCTCTGTTCAGACTGAATCCGAACGCGTTTGGCCGCATTAGTATATGGCTCAGGGATGTCATTACGTCTTCGGCCTTTGCTTATGTGTTCACCTATGGCGATGCGGCCTACGACGACGCTAACGGCACGCGTGGCGTGCGTCCCGCTTTTGCGCTTGCGCCGTAAATCCGGGACCTTGTGTCCCGCTAGCAACGTCTTATAAATATAGAAAGGAATGCTATGGAACAAGAAGAAAAAATTTATAGTATGACGCTGACTGACGGTACTGTTATCGAAAACCTGCGTCTTAATGGAAATGTCTTTATTTCTTCTGAAGAGATTTCTTCTGATGTATTCGTTAACAACTGTGATCCGATTACTTTCAGTGATGGCGATACAACCGAAGTTCATCAGCATATGGCACTTGTTGCGATCGAACGTCATGGAAACAAATACTGGATTATGTTGAGAGACAGAACCAGCGATGAACTCGATAAACTCAAAATCATGGCAGACATCGAGTATCTTGCTATGATGACCGACGTTGACATGTAAGGAGGTAAGCCGTGCATAGCAAGAAGTATGAAGTAGTAAAGCAAAATTACAGGCTAGGATTGTGGGATATCGATCGTGTACGCAATGCGGTCGAAAAGAATTGGATCACAGACGAAGAGTTTGAGGAAATCACTGGCGAGTCGTTTGAATAATTATTTCGAAAAAATGTAGTAATACAAAAACACAAACTAATAATCACAGAGGCAGTATGAATGGCATCATGGTTACAAATCATATTAACTATATTCACATCGGTCTTGGCCTCCTCTGGCCTTTGGGCTTTTTTAGGAAATCGTTTAGATAAGCGATCCGCAGAGAGAGACCTTATCGTTGGAATTGGCCATATAGAGCTGGTATTCTTCGGTATGCAGTATATCGAACGAGGTTGGATCGCTAAAGATGAGTACGAGACTCTCAAAGGCCTGTACGATTCGTATAAAAAACTTGGCGGTAATGGCTCCGGCACGAAGGTTATGGCTGAAGTAGAGAAACTACCAATACATGAAAGATGAATCGAGGTGATTAATTATGGATTCGATTCTTAGTGACAAACAGTACAATGTGCTCAAATGGGTTGCGCTGATTCTGCTTCCTGCGATTGGCGCGGCTTACTTCGGACTTGCCACCATCTGGGGATTTCCTTATGGCGAGCAGGTAGTCGGCACTATCACTGTGCTTGACACATTCCTTGGCGCAATCCTTGGAATCAGTACCGTTCAGTATAATAAAAAGGAGTAACTTATGGGAAGAATTATATCTTACGATGAGAAAAACGGATATAACGACGGCGATTATTTGCTCCTTGACAACGGCGAGGGCGGGACCAAGCGCATACGAGCCGATCGGGTTGGCATACAGCTTGATCCAACCCTCTCCAAGAGCGGACAGGCGGCGGATGCTAAAGTGGTGGGGGATGATTTACACAACATAACAGGATGTGAACGTCTACAAGTCACAGCAAAAAAGAAATATATCAATTTGGCAGGTACGTCAGTTGTGATGAGCGATGGCACTCCGCAAATAACAGAAAATTCTTCCTCATATGATTTAACCCTGGTTCCATGTGCTGCAGGCGATATTTTTACGATTAATGGGACAGGTGGAACAAGTCCAAGATTATGGGGGTTTGTATCATCTACCGGGCAAATTCTTGCAGTGGCGAATGCCAGTGCTACCGCTACAGAATTGGTGCTACAGGCTCCGGAGTCTTCAGCCTGGCTGATAGTCAACGATAACAGCAACTCTGCATCGTATAAAGGCGAACCGACCAAAAAATCAATTCAAAGATTAGAGGATTTAACAGAAAAAGTCCAATCAGTTGCTGTCACAGATGGAATCAGTGGGAAATATGTCGGAGTGACATTTTCTAATTCCAATGGCAAATTGAAAATGTCAGGCACTTGCTCCACAGCTAGGCGTATTCTTTTTCTTAATGGACAGTTTGCTTCAAAAATATTATCAAGTGCGTTTGAAAAAACTCTTGATGCAGGAACATATGTATTTGAAACGGACTTGACGGGATATTCTTCAGATATTCGGTATTCTATAAGGGCAACATATACGACTTTTAACAACGAATTTTTTGTCGTAGATTCAAAAGAAGGCAAAAAAGCAGTTGTTACGTTCACCGAACCTGTAATGATCGGTTTTTTAGTTTCTGAGAACCGCGATTTTGGCACAGAAGATAATCCGACTTATCTTAGCTGTATCGTTAAAAAGGTAACAGCTATAGATTATATAGCGAGAAAGAACGTATATAATTTGAATGAAGATTTAAACGCACTACAGAATGTCGTTAAATCTGACATATCACTCATTAACTATATTGACGATTGGATTCAAGGGACAATAAATACAAGCAACGGAACTATAGGGACAAGCACTACAAGATG